TTGATAAAATTTGCGGGTAGATTATCTACTTAAATCGATTTCCCGACAAATTTTATCAAGATACGTATCTATCCAGATAATATTTGATACGAACCCACGTGGCCAGTGTCCGGGATACTACGTAAATACATATCAAGGTTTATCTAATTGTGGAAATCTATGCATTTTTCTTTCGAGAGTTTTTGTCAATATAAGCAAAAGATAAAAATTTAGGAAATTATTAAAAACCCATTAACGCAAACTATTTAAAGATATATAAATGGTATTTTCTGCGAGTTGTAATAAAGTCGCAGACTTAAATAACTTGTTAAAGATTAAAAAGCACTAAAATGGTGTTTGACGAAAACGTTGATATTATTTTATATCGACGTTTTCGTGAATCTCTAACTATGTGAGTTTTCGGCCGGTGTTGTCATCTGCTTCGGTTGTTGTGGGCCGAAGCTGTGTTCAGGCACAACTCTATTGGCAACGATGTCTCGTTGTCTTCATTCGTACAGTATCTGATTAGTTTGTCTTCTATGATTTTTGCGATTTCGATGTCTTTCACGGTTGTAATGGTGTATATGACGAAATCTTCGTCGTCGTACTCGTCACCTAATATGTCCTCGTAGAATTTTATAACTTTAGATGGTTTTCTTATGATTCTTCTGTATTTTCTTTTCAGAGTGTATTCTATTTCGTCCAAGTGTCTCTGTCTTGCTGATATTTTTTTCGTGTGACCTATATACCAGTGTCCCGTCGGTTGATAAAGTCTTATGTATACTTTCGGGTCATCTGATTTCTGCGGGTCCACGTATCTCATTATTTGCTTGGTATGTGGGTCTAGGGCAAAATCATTTTCATACACGTTTTGGATGAGTGTAGATACACTTATGTCCTGCTCCGTAGTTTCGTAAAACGTATAGAACTCGTTTACGTCTTCTACGCACTGACGAAGAATAGTGTCTATGTCGTCGTCGGTATATGTAACCTGTCCTGTCATTTCCCGTGGCGGTCTTAATTATTGGGAAAATTTGACGTATACAGGTGTCCCTTCGTATCCCGGGCAACGAGGGGCAAAGGTGTCTCCTTATCTCCCGGGAGGTGTCCCTTTGTCTCCCAGACACCAGGGATGCCTGGGTCTTGTTTATGTTTCAAAAGCACATACATGGTGTTTGACGGAAACGTCGATATAAAATAATATCGACGTTTTCGGGAAAGAGGAAGTAAGGTCGGTTGGTCTACGTAGGGAAAGTTATAGGAACCCAGCGTCTTTATTTTCTGTGGTTATTTTTTGAAGACATGTTTCTGTATTGTTCTCCATTCTAAGCAAAATATCCTTCACGTCGTCCGGCACTTTGTTGTGGTATTCGTGTGGATTATGTATTCTCAGTCTGGAGGCATCCGCCAGGGATATCTTGGTTCTCTTGGTTCCTCTGTGTTTTTCTAGAAAGTCTGGAACAGACATGTGCGGATAACACAGGATACCTTCGATGCCCTCTGAAGTAAACGTTGGAATCGCCTTCTTCTTTCCCATCACTCGCTCTCCTCCACATGGCAGCTTTTCTATGATTTTGTTGTTACGCTCTATGAGCGCCCCTGGGAGCTTTTTGGGATCTCTCGTGATTCCCAACAACTTGCCAGGCATGAGTATGATGTCTTCGGCTGATCTTTCGCGATTCGCGCTCTGAAGCGTCATCACACATTCCTTAAAGTCTTCCTTTAATGACCTCTCCGGCAGCACCATAACGATGTTAGTGTTGTTGAGGCTCTGATCTATATTGTTGCTCTGGTCTACCGCATTACCATCGCCAGTTAGTGTAAAGGCGCCAGTGTGTGTTTTCAAAGCTTCTAGATAGTCTGACTCCAACACCATTCTCGCCGACGACACCGTCATCTCATGCCCACACTTTCCTTTCTTGTGTTTTCCTGAATTACCAGGGTTTGTAGTCTCGTATCCACAACCACACGTATACAAACTTACAGAAAATGTCTTCACCATTACCGTGTGAGAGTATATTTCTTTTAAGTTTACATCGGCCGAACCATAGGTGCCAGCGGATTGTGTCTTCGGTTGTGTCTTTTTCCTGTGAATAGGGGTTTGGAAAATAAATAAATAAAAAAAAACTACATATTACCTGAAACCACGAGCGCTGTAGGGAGGTAGTTATTACCATAGCATGCACAGCATTGTCATAGGTGTGCCGGCGGTGTGGTCGAGGTGCCGCTTACAGGATACACTCTGTGTTTTGTTTGTTGGGGATCAGATCCGTGGCTGGGTTGGCAAAGAGTTCTGGGAAGATCTTGTTCATTATGTCGTAGGGGTTTTGGATGCCCAGTTCTTTCAGTTTCGGGCGTATGGCGTCTGCTGTGTCATCGTTCAACAGACTCCTCGGCAGGACCAGCTGTATGTTGGTGGTGTTGGTCGATCTGTCAATCGTCACCGAGCCCGTCGCCGCCTTTGCCAGTTCGTCAATGTGATACTCGTCGCTCACCCATGTCGTGGGTTGTGACGTCATCATCTCGTGTCCGGTGGCGTCTTCGTGCTTCTCGACGTCCGCGCTGTCCACGGTGGCATATCCACATTCGCACACGTGGACACGGAATTGGATAATATGCGGTATCGCCGAATACATTTGTGATACACTGAGGTTTTTATTTAACTTATTTTCATGGTGTCCCTTCCTCTCAGCCAGAGCAATTGAAAACGGGCATTACCACGGCACCGCAATTTCATAGGTACTCTGAAACTTTTTATTTTTTTTTAGGAACTAGTCCCAGTTCCGAAATAGAGCGGTGGTGTCCCTTCGTCTCATGGGCACAGCACGCGCGGCACGGCCCAAGGGATTCCCAGAGGGTCTTACCAGTGGAATATCGCTTGGTTCGTGTTTGGTGTTTTTGTCGATATAAAATAATATCGACGTTTTCGGGAAACTCGAAGTAAGCACGGTTGGTCTACGAGAGGGTAGTCCAGAGTAGTGAGTGGTTCTTGTGTACACCCTTCTAACCACAGCATTCATAGCACGCGCAAAGGGATTGCCACGAGGTCTTACCAGGTGAACAGTGAGCTACTCGGTCTCTACCTTTTTGTATTTTAGTTTATAGTTTATGTGGAAATCCTCGTGAACCAATATATGCAAAATCGCTTGGTGATACCACAGTCTCTACGGGTGACGCTTTATGTGGAAATCCTTATAAACCAAACGCGGGGCCCTTTTCGATAATAAATCCCTACATTCGGTCCTGCAGCCACTTCACATCCGCCAGTATGTTGAAAGACACGTTCTTGTAACATATGTACCTGTACAACACCTTCATTTGGGCCACGAGGTGCTCCGTGCCATGCAGCTTCCATAGGCTCTCGAGAACGGTCCTTCGGTCATCTTCCGGGTCGCCGGGCTCGTAGTCCACGAGCACTCGCTGGTAGTAATCCATGCAGGCATGTACCGCTGGTTCTTAAGTTCTTACCTTGATGTGAAAATCCTCATAAACCAATATTTGCCCCTTTTCTTACGCGAAGGGCATTGTCAATGTTTTGCGAAAACGTCGATAAGTATCGACGTTTTTGGGAAAGAGGAAGTAAGGTCGGTTGGTCTATGAGAGGGTCTGTCTGGTAAGTCATAGGAACCCATCGCACATCGTGGGGTTCAATAACTTAATGCTTCTGTCCTGGTTAGTAGGAATGACAACATGAGCACACGAGTTCCGGAGTATTATCGTGCCAACGGAGAACACATTGTGTTTAATAAGTATACAATAGATGGTCATGTGATAACTAACTATAAAGGTAAGACACCAACGCTCCACAAGGATGAAGAAGGGTACCAAGTAGTGGGTCTTACTATGGACGATGGACAGCGTAAATATTTTCGTCTTTGTCGCATCGTTGCGTCAACTTACCTTGGTAGACCTCCAACGCTTGGGCATACGGCAGACCACATAAAGAGTAAAGAAAGGACTAATGACGACCCTTCAAACATAAGGTGGGCAGACGGAAGTGAACAGAACAAGAACAGGAAACTAGGTGTGTTTAAAACGGGCGTTGTCATAGTAAAAAATGGCGAAGAGAGAACTCCCAAGGATTGGGAGAAACATCTTGAAAACGACTTGACACCACGTGGAACCAAGTATACAGAAGCCACCATAAAGAGATATGCCAACCTTGGCATTCATGGTTTCTCTCACAAGAAGTATACAGACCTTGAAGGCGAAGTGTGGAGACCAGTCGTGAACTCTGGGACTTCCCAGGTGATACGATGGGAGATATCAAACATGAACAGGGTTAAATGCGTCAAGACAACAATGGAAAAGGTATACGAAGGTAGTGTGTTATCTTCTACACAAGGTTATCCTTATATATCCATACGCGGTGCCAAGAGACTTTGCCACTTGGTTGCGTTTGAAGCTTTCTTCCCGGAGGAGTATGCCAAGATGGTGGAAGAGAACATCGGTTTGTCAAGAAGAGACCAGAAGATGATACTCCACAAGGATGATGACAGGAAAGACTTCCGCCCACATATGCTGCGTGTAGGAACCAGGGACGTTAATGCCAAAGACGCCCGTATCAATGGTAAGTATATGGGGACTAAAAGCGACTACAGAGGGTGTGTATCATACGTCAATGGCGTCCTTGAGCAGAGCTTTGAAAGTATGGAAGAGGCTGCTAGGTATTTGAAGACCAAGGGTTATAAAAAGGCTAACAAGGGGAATATATCTACAGCTCTTACTGAATATACAAATGGTAGTGTCCTCGTAAGATATGATAGGACATGGATACCAACGTAAAACTACCCTTCTATCCACAGCACGCAAAGCACGGCACAAGAGATAACTATATAACTAACCAGGTGTCTCTACGTCTCCTGGCACACCACTAATGGGTCTTACCAGGGTGTTTATACCTGCCTTAATGTGAAAATCCTCATAAACCAAATGCGGGGCCCTTTTCGATCGTGAAGAAGGTCTCTTGGTAATACCTGCTTAGTTGAAGCAAGACAGAAATGTCGATATACATCTATATCGACGTTTTTGATAAACTTGAAATTTCAATATATGCAAATTTCACTTGGTAATACCACATTAGTCTTACCAGGAGAGTGTAGTTCTTACCTTTTGATAAACTTGAAATTTCAATATATGCAAATTCTTCTTCATGAAGGGACTATCGCAGGTCCTCGGGGAACTTCACCAGGTAAGCGGTCAGTGCTATCACGGCGCCAAGGGAGGCCCATGGGGACTTCTTCTCTTCCCGGCGAGACACCATCATGCGACCGGGAACTGGTAATACCATCGTGCTCTTCCTTGGTATACTTATTTTGTCAATATACTTATTTTGTCGATATACAACCTTTCACGTTGTGCAAGAACCTTCAAAAACCATGCGCGGGGCACCTTTCGATATGCAAAGGCCTTCATCCCTGGAGAGGGGTTTGTCTTCGAAACCTGCATGATCCTTGTTGGGCAGAAACGTCGATATACATGTATATCGACGTTTTCGGGAAACTTGAAAAAGGTCCAAAACCAAACGCGGGGCCCTTTTTGACATGCAAAGGACTTACCAGGGAGTTCTTACTTTTTTATATAACGGTCCAAAACCAAACGCGGGGCACTTTTTCATCGTTCATTCGCTCACGCCGTAGACGAGGCCGTCGGGGTACACATTGTAAAAGGCCTCGGCGACGAGTTCCTCGTACTTCCCGGGGCCGCCGGTTCCCACGACCTGCAGGGAGACCTCCGGGGCGCCGCCGTCGTCGTACTCGTTCAGGAACATGCGGTACTCCTCGGCGCCGCTGGACGTCTCGATGTCAATAAAAACGGAGTAGCGGTGCGCGCCGACCTTGGCGAATTCGCCGTCGTACACCAAGGACACCCGCGCGACGTCCTTGGCATCCGCGAACACCGGGACGGTGTAGTCCGCGTCCGTGTCCGTCTTCGGCAGGCAGAACGCGGTCGTGAAGGTCCCCAGGATGTTTTCCACGCGGTCCTCGTTCTTCTGGTAAATCGCCAGGCCGGCGATCACGCGGGACACGTCAGTGGGCAACATCGAAAAAGCCATGGCGTTTGGTTTTGGGAGCGTTGGGCTTTGAGGGCGTTGAGGGCTTTGGAAATAAGGTGGGGGGTTGATGTGCGGGGAGATTATATGTGTCTTCAGGAACCAGGGACAAATGACAACACACGTCCTGACGTGGAAAACCCCCGGGTACCACAGCCGTGCGAGGACCGTGATACCCGGGGGTTTTCCGTTTTAATTTTTGATTTACATCATGCAGCAGCCGCAGTCGTTCTGGACGGCGTCGCGGGGAGGGCCAGTGTAGTGTCGTTGAGCCTGGGCATACTCGCGCTCAGCCATGTCATGCATCTGCTGGCGGCGGTGCTCGGCCTCGCGGCGGTGCTCGGCCTCGCGGCGGTGCATCTCCTGCTCGGCCTCGCGGCGGTGCATCTCAAGAAGGCGGTGCAGCTCACGACGGCGGTGCATCTCAAGACGGCGGTGCATATCCCCCTGGTAATCACGGTTGCCGTAGTAAGACAAGTAAGAGTAAGACATGATGTTGTTGGTGGCTTTGAAGCTTGAGAGCTTTGAAGGCTTTGGGAAATAAGGTACTCGTCCTGGGGGTGGGGAGGTTATATAGCCCTTGGTTCCCCAGGGACAAATGACAATTGGGTCTTAACTTTTTAAAAACATTTACACGTCATCACCAGATAGTCCGGCAGACGGGGCACTTCGGCCGCTTTGCGAATGGTCTGGAGTCTCGAAGATTATCCATACAATCCTCGCATATCTCGTGTCCGCACTTTGATATCGAAAAAGTCTCTTCCGTCATCTCTTCCATACACACCACACACTCGTATTTCTTCCCAATTTGTTGCGACATGTCCCACATCTGTCGCACGATGTGTGGCGGGAGCACGTCCGGCTCTTCGACCCATAGATGCCCGGGGAACGCGTTCCAAAACGTGTGAAGAACTTTGCAAACAACGTCCGGGGTGTCGTCCCAGATGTCCATGTGGACCCGGGTGATCGTCTCGCCATCATTATCCCGAAAAGATCACGAAGCGTGTAGACTTGAGTTCACGTCCTTTCTTGTGGTTGTTAATTGCTTTCTCTTCGATAACCGAAGCCTTAGGGCACTTCGCGTTAATGTGCCAAACCACCTGGCACTCCAGGGTGTTGATATATTCGCAGCAGGAGCACTTGTAGACTATTGTCATATGAGGGAGGGGGGTTCTGTTATGAGAGTATAATTATTCACGAAGATTGGCAGATATATACATCCGGGGCACGTAAACGACAAATGTCACCCTGGGACAAATGACAAAATAAAGTATGCGTTTTTAAAAAGATTACGTAATACTCTTACGCCCCATACTGGCCTGCCACGATATAGCCATCAGGACGCTTTTTCTCATTGGTCGCATAGGGATCAACGTGGTCATAGTTCTTGTAAGGGTCCAAGTGGTTGTAGCACGCAGCAAGTTTCTTGAGGAACTGACCGATCTTTGCAATGAACGACGCCATCCTGATGATTATTTTGAGAATAATGTTCTCCGTTTTTCGGGAGGAGTTTTATACCCAAAGTAGACCCTGGGACAAATGACAAACTACGAATGACAATTGGAGTATAAATACGGTGTCTTCGTAGGACGATTACATTTACAATCACGATGACCACCAACGTTGAGAAGTTCTTCGCGAAGTACCCCATCCCCTCTGTCAAGGAGCTGCTCTTCGCAGACTACCCTGGTGCCATGGTCGAGATCCACTCATGGCTGTTGGGAGGACGGAAGGACTACATGAAGGTCCAAAATTCCAGACACTCACTGATTTCTATTGACGACGTGGACGTTTCAAAGGAGAAGTTCATTGAGGAGATAGACAACCTTTGGGGCCTTTCTTTCTTCTGTGCCTACTTTGTGATCACGAAGATGCTGCTATGTCGCTTCAGTCGGCGTGCACGGTCCCGTCAGTGACCACCATCAGGACGTCTACCAATATGATCCGGATCGGTCGTTCTCGCTACGGGTTTGATATTCGCGTTGACGGTACATACATTGGGTTTGCCAGCAACTCTGCCAAGATTTACGACATTGTCAAGACTAAGGTGGTCGACTCCCCGGTCCAGTATGTCTACATACACCCTGCATACGATTGATTCAAGATTTGTAAAAACGTCGATATACATGTATATCGACGTTTTCAAGAAACATCATGTAAGCACTAATCAAAGATTGGCATGTCGAGCACAATGTCTTTGGTTAGACGCCCGGAGCCGCAGATACTCCGCAGGTATACACTTGACCTCGGGTCGCTCAGCGACTTGTGTAAAATACCAATATCACCTCCAAACACTGCGATCATGGAGCTATCAAACAAAAACGAAGGAGCCTCGAACATCGCAAACTCCAGGATGTATTCACTTCCCATCACGACACCGCTAGATCTGGACAGAAACAGACACTTACCAGAGTTCGTTTTGCCGGTGGTTTTTATATACAACCTTTTGTTGTTATCAAACGACACTTCGTCCTGCTTCATGTCTTTTCGCAATACGAAAGGGACGTCTGTTGGGTCTTTTGAGAAGCAGTCCTTGAGAGAAATAGTCATCATACCATATTGTATTTTAAGGTCGAGGTCCTTTACTCTGCGACACCCCTTGATCAGCGCACGAAGTTCATCCGCCTGATTTGTAAGTATACCATCAAAATC